TGCATCTACTGCGGGAAGGAAGAGTTCGGGAGGGTCGCCAGTGGACAACCGTGAAGAACAGAGACGCCGGAACAGAGAGCTCATGCCCAACCTGGCTGAGTTGGTCGATGAGTTCCGGTCTGTTTTCCCAGACGCCAAGTTGGTCTGGGGCGTGGACAAGGTAACGGGGTATGAGGTGGGCACACGAGAGGAGCTCGACCCCGACAAGGTGTTCCAGATCCCCCGCAACTACCACCCATCCCAACAGATCGAGACGAAAGGAAAGAAGAAATGAACGAGAAGATTGAAGCCCGACTTGCCGAGCTCCGTTCGATGAGCGATGCGTTTGCCAAGGCGTTCGCCGAGCGCACGTACTTGGAGAAGTTCCGGGAGGCGAAGCTGGCGATGCTGATGAAGGAGGCGGAGACCCGAGGGTTCTCGCAAGTCACCGCCCAAGACCGTGAGGCACGAGCTCATCCCGAGTACGCCGCCCTGCTCGCCAACCTGCGTACCGCAACAGAAGAGTCTGAGCGTCTGCGCTGGCACCTCGAGGTAGCGAAGATGGGCGTGGCTGTGTGGCAGACACAGAACGCCAACGAGCGTGCGGAGCGGAGGGCGTATGGAGCATAACTACGGAGCAGACCTTGCGAACGGGCTGGTCGAAGAAATTCTAAAGGTCATTCACAAGTATGACGAAACGATGGTCGTTGCCACCGCTGTGGGGTGTCTTGAGATAGCCAAGCAACAACTGATCCTCGAACAGTTTCAGGAGGACGAGGATGAATAAGGACGACATCAAGCCCGAAGACCACCCTGACATTGCTGGGGGCTGGATCTGGACAGATATGGAGATCCGCTGGATCAAGAAGCAGATTGCCGACGCCGTCGCCGCAGAGCGAGAGGCGTGCGCGAAGGTTTGTGAGGAATTGTTGCGTATGGTTAGTTCAGGCGACGAGCACATGGATGGCGTGACAGATTGCATTGAGGCAATCCGAGCAAGGAGCGGAGAGCGTGAGCACGACGCATCATCGGACTGTTGGTGCAACCCTGAGCTCGACTACAAAGACCCGGACACCGGGGCGGAAGTGTGGGTTCACAAGGAGCCGCAGTGACTAAGTGCGAGCACCTCGGAATCTGTCAGGACAGCAAGCGCAAGTGCGCCGACTGTCCACACAGGCGCATCGGCTGGGGCGTCACCGTCACCCGCATCCTTGATCTGTTGCAGATGTTCGGGCCACTGACCCGTGCCGACATCTGCGAGCACCTTCAGGGCAAGCATGACGCAGGGAACGTCTCCGCCATCCTGACGAGGATGCGGAAGTCCACCCCAAAGAACCCGAAGCGCATCTACATCATGCGCTACATATACGAAGCCGAGTACGGCACGCGCCGCTACCCCCGAGCGGTTTACGCACTTGGCGACAAGCCCTGCGTGAAGAAGCCGAAGCCACAGACCAAGGAGAACAGGCGCCGGTACAGAGCGAAGCTGAAGTCGTTGAGCACCACTAACAGCGTGTTCAACCTCGGGCTCACCGTGCGACAGATTCGTGAGACGAGGAGATCAGCATGAGCGCATTAGAGAAACAGGTGGCTGGCGACCACTACAAGAAGCACGCCATTCAACCCATCGAGTTCATCCACGCGAACGGCATTCCGTTCTGCGAGGGGAACGCCATCAAGTATCTGTGCAGGTGGAGGGAAAAGGGCGGGATCGCCGACCTCGAGAAGGCCAAGCACTACATCGAACTGTTGATCGAACTGGAGGCAAAGAATGCACCCAACACTTGAAGCCGCCATCGAGGCGGGGAAGCGAGGCGCAATGCAAGCGGCGGCGCACGCCGACTGGGAGAGCATGGAGTGGACGCAACGAGCGGCGATTCTGTTCATGGACTTTGCCCGAGACGAGAAGCTGGGCGAGCCCTTCCTGACAGAAGAAGCCCGAGCCTACGCCGAGAGCAAGGGGCTTGAGCCAGCACCAGACAACAGAGCTTGGGGCTTCATCGCCAAGGCAATGCGTGAGTCCGGGCACATCGTCTTCGCTGGGTACGCCGCCGCCAAGAGCTCGAACGGTTCACCCAAGTGTCTGTGGAAACTGCTGTGAACAAGCCGATTCCTCCGCACCTTACGTTCCGACAGGCGCTGACCCTCGGCTACGTGTCGCGGATGGAAGACCGCGAGTACATGAATTGGGTGAAGACCCTGCGGTGTGTGTCCTGCCATGCCCCGGCTGACGACCCGCACCACCCGACGGGCACTGGCTTCAAGGGGATGGGCTCGAAGGTTCCCGACTACTGGGTCATCCCGGTCTGTCGCAACTGCCACGACGCCATCCACCACAACTGGAAAGAGTGGGAGGAGGTCAACGGCGAACAGATCTTGCACGCCGCCCTCACACTGACCCAAGCGTTGTACGAGGGGAGACTGCGGTTTGAGTAGGTTGTTGTCGCTCACCATTCTCCCGAGCTCATGTCGTGTCCCCGGTTGTCTCAACCTTGCAGGATCGTACGGAGTCTGTCGCTCCCACCAGGACGGCCTGGTCAAGGATGCCTTCGATGCCGCCGTCCGCGAGGGAGTCTGTTCTGCCACCTCCCCGTCGTGCTTCCCATCCAGCACTGAGTGGCGTGAGTACGTCGTAGCCGCAGTCCTGTGCCGCAACACGAGCGAGCGCCGAGCCGCACCCGTGGAGTTCTGCCGGGACTGCACGCCCGAGTACAAGCGAGAGCAGATGGAGGCGGGGAAATGCGCCCACCCGGAGACGGTGTTCATCCGCTCCGAGCGATACCACGGAGACGTGATCGGGGTCTGCATCCAAAAGACAACAGGCAACTGGGAGCGGGCAATGATGGGTCTCGATGGGGATGTCGTTGCCTTCCCGCCGGACGAGATCGCCGACGCCACCATGACCAAGATTCAACAGGACGCCGCCCCGAAGAAGCGTGGCCCACGTTTCAAAAAGGATCGGGTCTAATGCTGGTTCTGCCTTACCCCATTTCGACCAACAGATACTGGCGATCCTTCCGGGGGCGCATGGTCAGGAGCAAGCTGGCGCTCGAGTACAAGGAAGAGGTGGAGGCACGGGCGCTCGAGGCCGGGGTCGGTCTGTTCGAGGGTTGCGTGGCGGTGTCGATGTTGCTCTGTCCTGCCTTGCCGAAGGACTGGGCGAGGCGACAGAAGAAGGATGTTCAATGGGTGTTGGGGTTGAGGCGCATCGACTTGGACAACGCGCAGAAGGTTGCGCTCGATGCGTTGCAGGGAATCGCCTACGAGAACGACAGACAGATCACCCAACTGTCGATTGCTCTCGGCCCTCCTAGGGAGGGCGGTGCGCTGGTGGTGTTGGTGAAGGCAGATGAGAATTGGAAGGGGCAGTAATGGAGTTTCGCAGTGCAGAGCAAGCAGTCCGGTTCAGCTACAACATCAGCGAGAGGTCGGAGTTCGCCCGGTCAGATCCGTTGCGGGTGAGGGGTACGAGCGAGGCCGATCTGTCGCCTATGGATCTTCACGCCCAGGCGGCGATGATCCAGTCCCAGGTCAACAGACTGCACCCTGTTGAGCGGGCTTCGGTGCTGGCGATGTGTGGCAGAGGGAAGGATAGGTCGGATGCGATCAGGTACTTGGCGCAGTACCTACATCCGTTGGTGGCAAGCACTCTGCCCGGTCAGAGTGAGACGATGCTGGTAATCTGTCACTGGGTCACAAAGCGACCCGCGATCCGGGCAATCGCAGATGACAGAGCCGTGAGTTACAGGAAGGTTTGTGCGTGGAGATCTGCCGTCCTCCGGGCGTGGATGCCCTTGCAGATGCGAGCCATCGGCAGACTCCATGACGTGCTGGTCACTGGTGGTTTGACGATTCAACCTTGATGCGGCTGAACCCTCGCCCGTACCACACCCGCTCCCCGGTGAGGACGGACGGGTGGTTGCGGTAGTCGTACGCCCCCGGCCTCGCCGGTAGGTCTCGCAGTTCCTCCCCGTTGTACGTGCCTCGCAGGAAGAGCTCGGATCGGAGCTTGGCCTTGAGCCGCAGTGCGGGTATCTGTTCATGGATTGTCCCGAGTTGGTGGTAGAGGTCGAGCCCCTCGCGGGTGATGGTGAAGAACCCCATCCCTGCGGTACGCACCAGCCCTCGCTTCGACATTTCGAACAGTTCGACCCCAACAGATCGAACCTTCAGGCGCTTCGCCAGGGCTTGCGAGTTGACGTCATCC